TGTGCGTAATGCCATGACACCGGAACAATTAGCCGCAGCCCGTGAAAAAATAACTAAATCCCCAATTGATTTAACCGCTAGAGAGCGTAAACTTCTGAAGTTTATGGGTGACTTTGAATCTCATGCAGCAAGGATGGGAAATGATGTAGCCACAAGAAAACGGGATGCTATGGCAATGTCTGTTTTGCAAGAGCGCGGAATGAGTCGCGCTGAAAGAAAGCAGGTTCAACAGTCACAGGGCGGACAAGGTTTAAGCAATTTTGCTGACAACTTGAGAGACAATCCCCGTACAGGCGGATTCATGGGTAGATTCACAGAAGCTTACGCCAGTAATGACCAGGATGCAATGAAGGAACTGGTCAAGCAAGGGTTAAGAAAAACTGGGATGTCTGCCAAGCAAATTAACAACATCGACCCTAAGCTTTTAGACACAGCCACCGCAGGATTGATGACCACGTTGAGCGGGCTACAGGCTAAATTTAGAGAAAAAGGCTTTGACATGGGTAAAGCCTTGGCTAAAGGCTTAAAAGACTCAATGGTGAATTTAGCTAACGCCAAAGATGATTTAGAGTACAACGCCAAAAAAGCATTAGGACAAGCTAATTTTGGTGACTCCGTGGGATTAATATTCCGCCGTATGTTTAGGGGTACAGCAGCCACTCAGTCCCAATTTACAGAAATGTACAACCAGATGGGGTCTGGGGTGAAAAACTTGCTGTTTAAAGATCGCAGCCAAGGCGATGAGATGTTCCCCAATGTTCTTCAATTCTTTGGCTCAATTGCTACCACTTTAGCACCAATTACTACCATGATAGGTGCAATCACGCCATTGTTATTACCTTTAGCTCCAATCATTACAGGTATAGGCATGGCTGTAAACATGGTTGCACCCCACGTAGCTAAATTAATAGATGGCATTCAAAGGGTAGAGGCGCTACAGAGAAGATTTAAGTTTTTAGGCGGATCAACAGAGGGCGGAAAAGCAGAATTTAATTACGCAAAAGATATTGCCAACAAACTTAATGTGCCTTCAGAAGTAGCTGCTAACTCTTATTCCCAACTAGCGATCGCGGCTAAAGACAGCAAGATGGAAGGTCAAGGGGTTAAGGAACTATTTGAAGGTATCACCTCATCTTTAAGCGCGTTAGGTATTAATGGACAAGATGCTAGTTTAGTCTTCGTGGCATATACACAAATATTGGCTAAAGGCAAATTATCCATGGAAGAACTCAGGCAGCAGTTAGGTGAAAAATTCCCTCCTGCCATGGCTGTATTTGCCAAAGCTATGGGTGTATCAGTGCCAGAAATGAATGCCCTGGTAGCATCTGGCGGGATTTTGTCCCAAGATATTTTACCTAAAGTAGCCAAAGTATTAAAAGAAGATTATGGTAACGCTGCCGCTAACCAAGCCGGGGGACTGGTAGTTGCGCTTAACAAACTAGGTAATGTAGGCTTTGAGATTACAACAATATTTACTGATAAACTTGGTGGCACACTAGCATTCTTTGTAAACAGCTTTGCTAATATTTTAGGCGTACTTAGCGGTGCATTAAAAGATTTAATACCACTAGCCCAATCCTTTATGATTGGATTTGCGGCCACAATCAGCATAGGATTAACAATCATTCTTTCCAAATTTAAGCCATTCTTAGTTGTAATGACAAGCTTGCAAAGCTTCTTGTTAGCTACCTTTTCCGCTATTACCACCAATATGATGCCTATGGTTATTGGTGTAATGTCTGACGTTGCCGATGGCTGGTTAGGTGCAGAAAAGAACCTTATGGACAATATGTTCCAAGGCATTAGCAATATGTTTGTCACTGTTTTTGGGACTATAGATTCAGTCATGCGTTCCATGAGTAACAATCAATTTAGTTTTTCTAGTATGTTTGGTGGCTTAATCCAAGGCGCACAACAGGCTGGTAATATCATGGAATGGCTTAAAGGAGTGTTTGCAGGATTCTTTAAAATTATTCCATCTGGATTGGTAGAACTACTCGCTATAGTATTCATGCTAGAACAGGGGACGGGCTTAATGGTTGCGGCTCTGTGGCCTGCTATTAAAGGCTTGTGGGGAGGCATTACCGGAATATTTGGTGCTACGGCAAAAGCATTTTATGGAGTAATGGGGACAATTAAATCTGTTACTGAATTAATGATGACATCTTCTGCTGTTGCTGGAAACGCTATGAACGATGTGGCGGTTAGAAACGCAAGAAGTATGGCAATAGTTCAGGGGGGGCTGGCCTTCTTGAGTAAAGCGTTGTTGCACTTTAGCATAGGCTATGCTGCTCTCATGTTTTCTAAGGGTGACTTTAGCGACCCTATGAGAGAATCAATTAATAAGTCTACCGCAGACATTAACAGACACTTAACTGATGTCAGACTAAATATCAACAAAACCACCGAAGCGTTTAACAAAGCCACTAAATCAGTAGAGGAACTGGGCAATGGTATTGCTAACGCTTTACCATCTAAGGGTGTGCAACTAGATATTAGAAGTCTCTGGGGTGGCGGTGATTGGAAATGGGACGATGCAGTACGGGAAACTAACGCGAAATACAGAACAGATGGTAAAGGCGGGAGTCCACAGGGTCCAAGCGCAATGGATGTTATAGGAACTGGTGCTTTATATGCCGGAGGTGCTGGATATGGTTATGCTGCTGGTGCTAAAGCAGCAAAAGCAATTGTAGACCTTGCGGTAAAAGCAGGTCCAATCTTGGCTTCAAATGCAGCACTAGGGTCGGCGGCTGGACCACGTATGGCTGTTCCTCTTTTCGGCAGACTTGCTACAGCGATAGCTCCTGTGGTTGCTATAATGGGACCCTGGGGTTTAGCGATCGCAGGACTTGTCGCCGCCATAGGACTAACTACTGTTGCTTTAGATTTGTTTGCTCCTAAGATTACTGAAGCACAACTAAACAACGCAGAAAACCAGGGTGGGTTGCCACCTGAAATCAAGCAGATTATCAATGCCAAGAAAGAAGGCGAAAGATTAGATTTAGCGTCACAACAGGTTATTAAACTTTACAATGATCAGAAATTGAACAATGAGCGACTACGCGAATTTGCCAACTCAGCAGGACTAGATGGCAACCCCAATAACTTTGTTGCACCACGGGCTACTATGTCTGAAAAACAAAGGAAAGAATTTGAAGATACTGATAAAGTAAAAAACATTAATACTGATATTGAAAACAAAAGAAAATCACTGAAAGCAATAGAAGACAATGCAGACACGGAAGTTGAAAAGTCAGCAGCAAGATCAGGAGATCCTTATAAAAAGGTACAAGCTGAACTCGCTCAACTTGAAAAAAATAAAAAGTTGATGCAATTGAACTTCATGGCTAATTATGGCAATAAGTCAAAAATGGATGCAATTGATAAGCAGATTGAAGAGAAAGAAAAAGAGATAGCAGATCATCGTTCTACATACAAGTATATTGATACTAGAGGAGGTATACGTGATCCTGAGAATCGAAAACAAATAGCAGTAAGAGAAGGATTAAAAGAAGAATTAGAGAACTTAAAAAAACAAAAAGCCACCTTACAAACAAATATTGGTGCTTCAGCCCAACGCAGACTTAACTATGATGAGATCAAGAATATTGACGCTAGACTCAAGAAAGCTGCTACTGAGTTTGTGGACTTACAGGAACAACTAAGAACAAACCCTAGCTCTGCTTTACGCTCTAAAGCAGGAACAACCAGGGAACTGATTAAACAACTGCAAAAGCAAAGGGAGGGATTTGTTGGCAGCTTTGGCGACATCACGCCCGCACTCAAGAGATCGATCAAAGATACCAAAGATAAAATAGCTGAAATTCAGACTAAGAGCGATGTTCCAGAAGCACAAAGGAAGGTTACTACCAAGCAACTTAGAGAAACGCTAAATCAACTTGAAAAGATGTTGGCGACTGCAAATCAGTTTAGTATTGCAGAAATATCTGAAAGTATGTACACTCAGGCAACCAACGCACTCAAGGACGCTGAGACTAAGTACAATGCAAACATGAATGCCAATAAGATAGCATCGAACCTATCCCAATCCAAAATTTACAACAAAACCAATTTGACATCTCAGCAGATTGCTCCTGAATTATCCAAGCAACAAATCAAGGATCTGGAGACTCAACAATCTGAGCTTAACAAGAGTTTAACAGTTAAGGAATCTAACCTAAAAAATCTGAATGTTGCCCTTGCGTTAGGGGTCGGTGACATGGCTGGGCTGACATCAGAGATAGAGAAGCTACAGCAGGACATCATGAAGGATAAGGAACAGATTAGCCAGAATGTCCTTGAGATTGCCAAAGCCCGACGCGAAGCTAATCAAGCGTTAATTGACCAGACTAAACAGGTGGCGGAATACTACCGGACAAATATTAGAGAATCTGAATTAGCCGTTATTGAATACAAAAAAGCCATTGTCAGTATCAAAAACCTGGGATTTGCTAACAGGTTGAGACAGGCATTAATTGGAGCGGGAACTAACATTGTTACTGAGTTTGTAGAAGGTTTAATTAATATATTTCAGCAACTTGGTGAGATTGAAAACATCAGAATTGATCAGGAAAGGCAAAAACTAGAATACCGAAATAGTATTACAGACATGGAGTTAAAAATGTCTGAGTTGCAGCGTAGTATTCCTGGTTTAGACCCCAGTAAACTTGGGCAATTCAATCAATCCTTAAAAGGTATTGGTGGCACTTTATTGGACATTGGTAAAGAGATTGAGCGCATCAACAAAATGCTAGGGGTAGATGTGGTTAATTCTACCAACGGGTTAAACATGGCACTAACAAGGGTGTCTAACACATTTTCTAATCTTAACTCCATGCCTAGCATTGTTATTTCATTGCCAGGCAACCCTAACACGCCTGTACCTCCTTCGCTATTCGTACCTGGCGATCCAATTACACCTATATCTAATCCCAAAAAACCCAACAACGATCTGTACAGGCAGTTGGGAATACCAACAAAGCAATCAGAATTACCCGCCATTAATCCGACAGCGATCGCATCCATGAGCAAAGGGGTCTTAGTGGCAGGGATTGCCAGTGACGTTCCTTACCTACCTCCACAGCCTCAATTAGTGGCTCAAGCCCTGCCTGGCGGCAAACCAAAAAATAATAAACCCAAGCCTCCCGATAATGCCATTGTCTCCCCGATTGACGGAATGAATATCTCTGAATTTAATAAGGAAAATTACTCGGTTAATTCAGATAAAAAAATAACAATTTATGGTGGTGAAACCCAAAAATTGCTTTCGTCTATCACGGGGTCGCTATTAAAAGTGAACGCAAATACAGTAGAAGTACAAAAAAAGATTAATGGAAGATTACTGAAAATCAGATATGAAGGACTTGATATAGACAAAAACATCAAGTTCGGCAAAGACAAGAGAGCATCTATTACGGCTGGACAAGTCTTAGGTACGCAGGATGGTATGTTAGAAGGAAGCGGCGGGGTTGATGTTTCTGTGACAATAGACGGTATCAAAAAAAATCCTAGCAAATTTTTCCGAGATGCAGTTGAAGGGAAACGGCGAAACCCTATAACTAGATTTGGTAATTGGTTTTTTGACGAAATAGATCCTGATACTGAAAAACTGGGTTTAGTTCCACAAAATGTTAGTCCATCCTGGCTAAAAAAGCTTGAAAATGTTAGTCCATCCTGGCTAAAAAATCTTGGAAGAGGAGCATGGAATATGACGACTTCAGTGTTTGGATTTGGCAAAAGAGTAGCTGAAAATAACCCAGGTTCTCGGCCTAACCAAGCTCCAATAGGACCGGTAAAAAAACCTTATGATGAACAACAAAAGAGAAATCAACAACAAGCACCAAAAACCACAAAAAAAACTACACCAAAAACCACAAAAAAAACCACAAAAAAAACTACACCAAAAACTACACCAACAAAAACCCTTCAAAACACTGCTAGAGAACTAACAGAAAAACAGATAAGAGGGCAAACACTTGATCCCAAAACACAACAACGACTTATTCCTGAAGCATCCACTGCTAATACACGGACAAAGACACAGTTAACAAAGGAACAAATTAGACTCTCAAAAGAACAGGAGAGGTCCACCATAATCAGAGCCTTAACGGATCTGAGAAAATTAAAAATAGAGACTGAAAACAAAATTGCTGATACAGACCTACGTACACGACGCGGTAAACTAAATACCAGGAAAATGTTTCTTGACAGTGACCCTGCTGCTACTGAACAGCAAAAATTTGATCTAGCATACGCAGAGGAATCACTCAGGATAGATGAAGAAATTAATAACCGCAGAAAGATTGTTCGCGCATCCCAAATGCCCAATCTGTCTGGAGAAGAAATTAACAATTTGGTTAAGCGACTTCAATCACTTGGCATAAAAACGGACGGGAAAGAACTGCAAAAACTCTATAGTGCTTTGCAAAGTTCCAATACCAAAGAAGCCCAGTCAGCCCAAAACCAATTAAATGCCCTGGTAAAAAACAAACCTATTATCCTACAACGACTTTTAGATGATTTTAAAATTAGGCAAAAAATAGCACAAAACACCCGTACATCTGACAATCTTGGTATTGATATAGGCGTACTGCAAAGTCAGCTAGAGTTGCTTAAACAAATTGAAAAATCATTCCCATTAAATAAAGATATATTGCAGATACCATCAATGGAGCGAATAGTAGCGATCGTCGGTTTACAAAATCAAAAACTAAAATCTGAGAATGAATTACTAGAGCAACAGAGAACTAAGCGGGGAACAATGACTAAAGAGGATTTTGAGCGCAGAAGAAAAGCGATTGAAACAACCTATAAACTAGGAATAGAAAAAATTGATATGCAGTACAATACTGACAATTTAGCCAAACAAATTGAACGAGAAATAAATGCTTTAGATGTCAAAATCTTGATTGAGGATGTTGGTATTAAAAACTTAGATTTACAGGCAAAGATGTTTGCAGCCACAGCCGCAGATGGCATGGTAGATGTTGCTAATATTTCTAAGCGGGCTACCTTGGAACAGGAAAGTGCATTAAACAGACTTAACAGAGAAATCCTCGATACCCAAAACAATACTAAACTCACCGCAGAACAAAGGCAACAACGCATAGATGCTCTCAAGGTAAACAGTGGACTTGAGTTAGGTGCAATTAGAAAACAATCTGAGCGCGATACTCGCAAGGGTGAACTACAAAATCAAAAAGCAGAATTAGACGCTGGTATTAAGGTATCTGATTCCGCTAAGACTGTATTAGAGGGTAAAGGTAATCTGGCTAAGGCACTAGGACTTGAACTGGCTGGGGAAAGAATTGATAAGCAGATAGCCCAAATTAATTTAAACCATGAGTACGCACAGAAGAGGATGCAACTAAAACAAGATATTGAAAACATGAGAATCAGTAACGAAAATGCGATCGCGCTTAGAGAAAATTTAGACGCGGAAATGGCATTAAAATCAGAAGCTATTAAGATTCAATATTCAGAGTTTAGTCAGGTTCTCAAGTCTTTCACAGGTGGCTTTAAGAGCGCCCTTAAAGAATTTATTTGGAACAAAGAAGGAAGTAGTTGGGCTGATTCACTGGATAAGCTTTGGAAGGGAATATCTAATACTATCCTTGATAGTTTGGCTGAAATTGCATCCAAGTACATGACTGATGCGCTCTTTAACTGGATACAACCACCAGCCCAAAATCTAAACACAGCAGCATTGCAACTACAACAAGCAGCCGCGTCTCTGTCTGCAATTGGTAGTAATTCCCCTATGCCTGATTTCCCCGGTATGGCTGGTTCTAGTGTTCTTAGCACCATGGGACTTGGCAATATTGATTCCTTTTCCCCAGGCGATTTTGATTTTAGTTCCTTTGATTTTGATGCACTAGGATCTGCTGACTTTGGCTCACTGGACCTCTCAGGATTTGCTAAGGGTGGCATGATTGATGAAGATACCCTGGGTAAAATCCAGAATTTTGCCAACGGGGGGATTGTGGGAGCAATGAACAAGGAACGCTCTCTCACTGGTAGGACACCACACCTGGTAGTAGCTTCTGAAGGTGAGCGTATTCTTAATCACAGGGAAACAGCTATCTGGAATAGGTTGCAATCTGGTATTACTGGTTTTGCTGATGGTGGTATAGTCGGTGGTGGTAAGGGTGAGATGGCCTCAAGGATTGGTAATACTACTACTGTTAATGTGCCTGTCAGTGTATCCGTAAGTGGCAATGATTCAGAGGTTGATTCCGCTAGATTGGCACAAACTGTAGAGGCACTTGTGAGCGATGGTATCCGTAGGCAACTAAGACCCGGTGGTTCTATCAGCAGAGGTAATCCTTACAAGCGGTAATAAAAAGCGGGTAAATCCCGCTTCTGTGTTTATTCCGCTAAGGGTAGATTTGCTAATTCAGGGATTGGAGGGTTCTGAACAAACTCTGTAATTACTTCCTGGACTACGTTCTCATTAATCTTGAGTGCCTCTATTAGCTCCTCTAAAGGTGGCAACTCTTCAAATTCAGGTTTAAAGTTAGTCACTTTTCTTACCTCCCTTGGGGGCTGCCATCCCTGCTGCTCCTGATCCCAATGCCAGCGCCACGTTGTACGCACCGTTGACTTTGCTGTCACTTGTGTTTGGTATCACAAGAACCGTAACTACAATCAATGCGCTGAATAAGCCTAGCGTTAATGGTATTAAATCTTCTTTCATGCTTAGAGACTGGGTAAAATTGGTGATTTTGAGTAGTATTTGACGCATTTGCAATTTGCCCGACATTGACAATTTTCTCCTGGGTTGGGCAACGTTCCAATCTTTGCCCACCCTACGCTACTATAACGCACGCAATCATCGCAACTATGGAAAGCCGCTAAAACCCTTCTTTCCCACAAGAACCCATTTCTTGCGTGACCTTCTAGTTTGCCATCTTCATAGAAATGCCTGGTTTTGTTGTAATACATCTGCACCCTGGCTAGTATCTGTGCTTCTGACAAATTACCCTGGATAATGTCACGAGAAAAACCACGCAGATATTGGTATTGCAAATTTACTTTACCACTTATTTCGGCATGGTCTCGCCAATCCATTTGTTTGATACCACCTATACCTAATGAGTATTGGTAGATGGCTAGATTCCTGATGGATTGGGCTGTCTGCTGTTCCCACGTGCTGACATTGATTTTGCCTGATAGCAAATCTTTAGTGATTTTGTTCCCTACTTGTAATTCGTATTCTATGGCTTTCTCTGTAATTCTGGCTACATCCTTCTCTCTGACAAATTGCCCTTTCTTGTTGCCATTTGCATAGTGGTATCGTTGGCTATTAGCGTTCCAATAAAAGCTATTTGACTCCTGGGTAGACTTAGTTGCCCAGGAACTATACTTTTTTTCAGTCACGTCCTCCTCTGTGTCTACACTGGTTTCTAACGACTCTAAAGGAACAATCCCTGCTAGTTCCCTCATCCTATTGACCACCGCTAAATCCTCACTACTGAAAGTACCACTGGTCACGCAATTATTGACAACACTTAAAAGAGCGATCGCGTCTTCATTGTCTTGAGTTTTGACGGGAAAAACACCGTAGTCTTTTTGCTCGCCAAAGTTAAATTCAATCATGGGACGGATCACCTTTTCAACTAAGGTATCCCCCACTAATTCCATCTGTGACTTGATTACCAGTTCTAGGATATTTCTGTGGCCAGCGTTGAGGTTGCTGTCACCACTACCACTCATACCCATGCCTGTAACGGTTTTAGGCACTAGCCACGACAGCATAATCATAGACTCTAAGTAGCTAAGTATATTAATCCAAAAATCACCATTAGTTTCGTTGGCAACTGCAAATATCTCATCAGCAATATCAATCACCGCAAAAGCGTTAGTTCTGCTTTCGGCAAGGCTCTTAGACATTACATAACCTTGGTTGTACAGCTTAGGCTCTCCCGTTGCAGGATCTAAGTAGGGTGAACCTGTATCCGGGTTAATCATGACTGCTGAATTATTCGCTGTGTCTGTTTTACCAACCAGCATTTTACCCTGGGTTTCACTAATGATTGCTAAACAGGCATTGATGATTTTAGTCAACTCCCAGAAGGGGTAAGCTTTACGACAGGTTGCTACTCCATAGGGGTCGCCACCCAATGCTAGGTGTGGTTGATTAATTAAATGAACGCCATTCTCATAGGGAATATAAATATCAGTATTTTTTAAATAATGGACTTGTTTGATGTTGCCAGAATAACCTTCAAACCAATAGTAGCGAGGGTCAATGGTTCTGATTTTATCCAAATAAGCTTTGCGTTTTTTAATGGCATAACTGACTTCTGAGAACGACCTACCAAAGGGAACAAAGGTTAAGATTTCCGCAATTACACTTGACCAACTCCCATCCATTCTGTTAATGGAAGTTAATACAAATTCCTGAATATTCTCATCAAGGTGCTGGTATTTCCCCATCATGGAAACACCTAAAAGTGTCCGCAGATCGTTAGCTGCTGAAGCCACAGGGGACTCTTTAAGCATTTCTACATATTTATCCACTGGGTTCTGATCAGATTGTCTAATTACCCCAATCCAAGTAGAAACAAGCGCCTGAACTGCGGGTGACAATAATGTTGTGTTTAGCATATTTTTTTATTAATTAATATTAGATATGCTATCATACTTAATAAGTAAAATCCGACTTTTCCTGACCACAAATGATTAATAGTTTAATCAAAGAACAAATCAAAAACATCCTTGATTCCCAGGCTAATATTCAAATAGAGTCCTGTGGGTTGGTGTTAGGCGGCTTATTAAAAACCAGTGTCATTGCACTGAAAAACGTGCATCCAGATCCGGTAAATAATAGCAGGATAGATCATAGGGACTTGTCAAAATTTAGCTACGATAATATCAAGGCATTTTGGCATACTCACCTAGGTTCTCATCCCAATCACTTCACCTATACCGATATTGAGATGAGTCACCAAACTCAAAAACCTATCATCTTGTATCACCCACGCTCAGACGCTTGGGACTACTACGAACCTAACAACCCTAACCCGTTCCCGCTTAAATATACACAACTTAATCCTAAACAAACAGAATTTTATCAAAACATACCCTTTCAGTGGGGGCGCTCTGACTGTTTCTCAATAGTCAGAAGATATTGCTTAGGCGTGATTGGGGTTGACCTTGGGGAATTTACTCGAACCGATACTGACAATTTTCCCAGTAAAGACTATAAGTGTCCACTTGATCTTAGTCGGCAACTAATACTCATGCCACCAGGGATGAAAATTAAGCAGCATGATATCTTTGCGATCGCACTTAGAGATGGAACAGAACCAAATCACGCCGCAGTATTAGTTAATGCGGAACAGAACCTAATTCTACACTCAATGTCCCCACAGTCTTGCAGTAAAATCGAACCTTATGGAAGATATCTAAGACAAAGAACTGTGGCTCACTACCGATTAAAACGCTTATGCTAACAACAATAAAGTTAAATGGGATCTTGGGTGTTGAATTTGCGCCGGAAATAAAAGGGGGACTAAATACACCCCAAGAGGTTATTAATTTTCTGTGCTGTAATTTCCCTGATTTTAGGCACTACGTACTAGGATCTGAATGGCACTACACAATGGTAGTGAAGGGCAACAATTGGGAACGCTGCATCATAGAAGATTCCCCGTCTGTCATACTGCCTGTCACTGGATGCGTAGTAGAAATTACCCCAGTAGTTGAAAGTTCAGGACGCACCTTAACCAGTATCGCTATGATTGGTATTGGTATTGCACTGGTAGCTACAGGAGCAGCGAGCGGACTAGGTATATCCTTGATATTAAGCGGTGCTACATCCCTGCTTAGTTCACTAGTCAATGGCAATCCCAAGAAAGAAGAAGCTAGATCGACCTTCTTTCAAGCGGCTGGGTACAACGTCAAAGAAGGGACACCTATACCGCTAGTGTTTGGTGAGGTACTAGTTAAGAATTTTCAAGTATTGTCCAACGAAATCAGTTCCCCGCTTTTTCCTTTTGTTGATCTGCTCAGTCAAGAGCAAAATATGGCCGCTTTTGCAAAGTGTCCGATTATGTTTATTGATGATTATGAAGATGATAGCAGTAACTATCCAAACCCAAATCATGTAATCACTTTGACTGTCAAAAGTACAACTTTAAAATCACCTATCTTAGCAGGAGAAAATTTACAGCTAGTTGTGTTTGGGGGAAATCATCCATTCTTTTTTTATTATGATCCTTTTTTTTATGATGAAGCTTTCCCTACGGCGCTAACTGTTATGAGCCATTTTAATATTGGTGATACTAAATTATATTGCAATCCCACAGGATTTGATGATGAGCGATTGAGTGGATACTCTACATCAATTAATCTTGCAAAAATGCACTACAAGCAATGTGTTGTATTAGTACAATCTCAAACTTACCCTTGATAAAACCATGCCAAAGGAAGATTCTCAGCCAATTACTGGAACTACGGATGATACCGTTAAATTATTATTAGGAATTTGTGAAGGGCAAATAGAAGGTATTTCATCCTTAAAAGATATTTACCTTGATAAAACTCCTTACCTTAATAATAGCGGTACGCCAAATTTTAAAGACGTGGGTTTAAATGCTAGTGACGGGGCGAAAGATCCCGTACTACCTTGGATGTTTGCTAGTGATAGCATTGGTGGCACATTTAATGTTAATCCAGTTAATTTGGTTGTAAAAAACGATGGTGTTGGTATTACTCGAAGTATTACTAATGCAGATATTAATCAAATTAATATTAGATTAAGTTTTTTAGCAGAATACCAAGAAGAAGATGGGGATAGAAAAAGAACAGATTTTTGTTTTAGCATAGAAATAAAAGAGGGACTTAATGGAACTTTTGTGACGCGGGTCGCCAAATGTGTAAACGCCAGATACCCTGATTTTGTAACCTTTAAATTCGTTTTTCCTGTTGATTCTAGCAAAGATTATTTTGAGGTTAGAGTCAAGAAAACTTTGCCAGAAGAGCCACCAAATCCTGACGAAAGAAAAGATAAACATATAGTAGTGGTAAAATGGGCGGACTACACTGAAGTTTCCTTGGACCAAGTGCTTTATTCAAACACTGCATTATTGTCCTTGGCTTTTCCTGCTAAAACTTTTGAATCTAATCCAGAAGTTTGGGCAAAGGTTAAAGGCATCAAGGATTGCAAGATACCCAGTAACGCAACTATTAACACAACTGACAGAGGAACAGACTTTAATGGTGGTTGGGATGGGACGCTGTACACGCCCAGTAAAGCAACCGCAGACCCTGCCTGGATTGTTTACTACTTGCTGACTAACCCCAGATCTAGATTAGGCATACCTGAATCCTATATTGATAAATTTGCACTCTATCAATGCAGTGTGTACAACAACCAATTTGTTTCCAATGGCGACGGGGGAACAGAAAGAAGATTTTTATTTAATACTATCCTGGGTTCTGGGGGTCAAGAATCAGTACTAGAAATGGTGCGGGCTATTTGTTCCACAATGTACGTCAAACCTTATTGGAATGGCTCACAAATCAGCTTTTGGCAGGAGCGTCCAATGAGTGCCTTACCAAAAATATTGACTAACGCAGATGTAGAGGAAGGGAAATTTATTTACCAAACCAGGGAACTGAATGCCGTAACCACTGTAGCCAAGGTATCTTACCAGTCAACCATTGAGGATTGGGAGTTAGTTCCAGAGATCGTCGAAGAACCAGCTTCTATTGACAAGTACGGGTATCAAACGGAAGAATATGCGCTATTAGGAGAAACTAGGCGAGCCGCTGCTATTAGATCGGGGCGCAGGACTATTTTAAGCTCTTTACCTAACGTCATTACCTTGACTTGCAAGATTAGAGCGCGGGCTATGTTTTTCCAACCTGGTGACGTGATCCAAGTATCTGATACCGCCAGGAACAAAGTTAGGGTTGGGGGATTGGTGTCTGCGGTCACAGCCAATAAAATTACTTTAGATGCACCTATTACACTGACCGCAAATACAGGAAAAAAGATTTATTTAACCCTTCCTGATGAATCTGTAATTGAGAGAGCGATCGCTAACCCCGCCGGAACTTTCACGGAAATTAATCTCAGTACACCATTGACTACATTACCGCTTGTACACTCACCATGGCAGATAGTAGATGAAATTAGCAGAGTAAAGCTGTACAGGATCACGGATGTAGTTCCTGATGGCGAAAATAGATCCTTGTTTGAGGTAACGGCTAAAACCTACAGTGAAGATTTTTTTACCCAAGTAGAAACAGGAATCAAGATACCTAGTGATAGCGATCAAAACCCACTCCCAACTGAGGTTAATCCGCCTAATAATTTCTCTGTACAATTATTAAAAGTTGTAGTTAATGGTAATGACACTTACTCTTTAGTTGCATCCTGGCAACGACCCTTGAAAGAACAGGTGGGAACTAAATTTGCTGTTTCTAATTTGAGTTTCTCCCAAGGGATAGCAACCGTTACCACGTCAACTACTCACAACTATCAAAGTAATGATTTAATCTTGATTAGCGGGTCAAATCAAAGCATTTACAATGATAAATTTATCATTACTAAAATCAGCAATACTCAATTTACATTTCCTTTCAATAACTCAACCGTCAACCCTGCTACCGGGACTATTACTGCTGTAAGATTGACAGAAGAAAGCTACACAAAATCCTACAGATTGCAGTACAAAAAATCAAATAATTCTGAATGGAGTAGCTTGTTAGAAGTTAACGATTTATTCGCAGCATGGGATAATTTAAGTCCAGGGGATTATATTGTAAGAATAGCCGCAGTTACCACAAATAACAAGGTTAGTCAATACATTCAAGCTGTTAGTATTAATAAATTAATAGCATCTTTTGACAACAAAAATAACTCATTTTTTGCAGGGGATTTCTAATGCCACAACCTTACATCGGATCAAACGGAAACACAGAATACAGAGAAGCGACCGGCAATGGAAGTTTAGCTACACCTTACATACCAGTGTTTTCCCTCGCTAATGGGCTAAAATATTTTTCTGAGGTTGCTGTCACTAAACCAGCCACAACAACAGCTTATGATATTAACAAAGTTTATGGCAACTTATTCCAAATTCCTAATATTGGAAGTAGCGGGGGAATCATTGAATTAACCAGTATGAGCATCATCTTTGACTTAGCAACTTTACCCGCTGGTATGAGCGAGTTTGCATTGTACTTATTTAATTCTAGTCCTGCAACTGCATTTGCTAACAATGAATTATTTAGTGTTCCTACCAACAACAGAGCATCCTTGTTAACATTAAATGGAATTAACTTAACCGCAAACTTAGCCAGGGGCGGAGGAACGGTTGTCGCTGAAACAATCTTAATTAATTCAGTGTTTAAGTTAGCCAATGCCAGTACATCTCTATGGGGATATTTGGTAAGTTTATCTGCTTTTAGTCACAATGCTAGTAGTAGTTTCATAGTTCGATTATACGCTAAGTAGTATGATTAATCCAATAGCCGCACTAGAATTTGAGGAACAAAGTAAGGGTGCAATAAGTGGCACGACATTTTTTCCACCACCCAGTTCCAATGCACCTATCTTGAATTTACCACCTATAAAATGGAGTTATTCTGGTAATAAAACAATATTTCAGCAAACCACAAGATTAGGGGATAACTATAGCCAAATACTGATTAATCCTGCATCTACGAGGATAGCTTATGAAATAGCAATCCCCAATTTAAGTACAATCTTAAAAGATGAAATTGTATCTACATTTAAACAGTATGGGGGGTTTGCTAGATTTCAGTGGCGACCCAGTGATGCTTTTAGATACAAAGATTTTATCTGTGATAAATGGAGTGCCACAAATCAAGGAACTAACTTATGGGAAATAACCGCAACCTTTACAGAACAAAAAATATTTATATCACAGCAAGTTAGTTTACTAAACTTTGAAGAACAAAACAAAGGGGACTTATCATGACTATTTTTAATGATGCTTTTGGAAATCATTATATAGGTAATAAAATTGGGACTACTCCTATTGATTGGGCTGAAATATTAACTTGTATCAGACAGGCACTAGGTTCTAATGATAGAGCTAATGGGGCTTTTGGCGATAATTCTAACACATATAACTTCTTTTTTAGAATTGATTGGAGACCGAATATTACTCAAGAAACCCTTGCCGGAGCTATAGCTGCTTCCCCGCAATATATACCTATTTCTGTAAATACAGATACAACTAGATTTGTTTTTCAGATGGGGAACGGGGGAGCAGTTAATGCAAGTGCTATAATTCACGGAAATTTAGTCAGGACTTACAGTAGTACGCCTGTGATGAATCCATCAACAAATTCTCAAGTAATTTGTTGGATGGTTGCAAACAATTCGTCTTTTAGCATTTTCATATTTAAAAATGCAAATAATTATTACTTTTTTAGCAACGGAGTTTTGAGTAATTCAGATTTTGCTTTTCCGCTTAATTCCTATTGTTTTTATACTGGAAAAGCATCTGATGGATTTTTTAATGCGTCAAGCCAAAATCAGTGTCTGGCGGGGACTTTAGTAGACAATCTGTTGGTGGCAACTACAGGGACGATCGCTAACTATGCTCACACAAAAACTAATGGTACAGCCACTCAAAGCGAGGTTGAATTATATCTCAGGCGACCAACTTTAAACACGGTTCCATTAGGATATATTCCTAATGTTTTTAAATGGAAGGTTGACGGCACTGAACCAGCCCCCCAACTAGGGGATATTGTATCTTTAAATATGGCTAATGCCACATCAGCATACAAAAACCATGGCGTAATTCATTGTGTTGTAGTTGGTAGATTAGGTAATACTAATGCACAGGATCTAACGGGAGATTACATATTAATGAGAGTAGCAAATTAAGATGGTTCTGTGCTAACATTGAACCAATATTCTTGTAAAACAAAGCAATGAATCAGCCTATTTTAGGAGTAAGAGGAACGGCGGAATATGTTAAGGCTACAGGAGAAGGTACGCCTGAATCTCCTTATATTCCCATTGTTCAAGTAGAAGGTGGTGGTACAGGGGGAGGTGGTACTACTACAGCAGACTTTGGTACTCAAATCACCGATGCAACCATGCCCGCGGGTGGTGTAGGTAATTTAGGGTGGCTGTCTGGAATTTGGAAAACAATTACCGACAGATTACCTTCACCGATAAATAACAGATTACCAGTAGACGTAACGAATCAAATTAGTTTTGGTACTCAAATCACCGATGCAACCATGCCTGCGGGCGGGGGAGGTATTTTAGGGTGGCTATCAGCTATCTTTAGGACACTAAGCAACGGAACTGGATTTGCTAGTACCGCAACTATTCAAAGACCATCAGGAGCAACTGCTTATACAGCTAATGACGTATATGGCTCAATAATCCAGTTATCAAATATTGGTCCTAGTGGGGGTAATATTTTTATTAATAATATAAAAATCATGTTCAATACTTCCACGCCTCCTAGTGGAATGACTACCCTTGTAATTTATTTATACAGCGCTTCACCTCCATCTGCGATCGCCGATAATCTTGTTTTTAATGGTGCATCTGCTGATAGAGATTTTCACTTAACTGAAGATGGAATTATTTTATCAATTGCAACGATGAGAGGTGGTGGTAGCTTTTTTGCTATGGCATCAAACATCAACAGACAGGTTAAATTAGCCATAAATAGCACTTCTTTGTGGGCGTACGTAGTAACTCCAAACGCATTTACACCCACAAGCGGTGCAGAGACAGGTACAATCACTGTAAATTCTTTCTTGGCATAACATGAGAAACAATAAATTGATTGTGATAACGAGAAGGCTACTGACTCCTGATAAAATACCAGGAATTAATATTACTGCATGGTTTGATGCTATGGAATCAAGTAGCGTGATTCTTAATGGTACAACGGTTTCTCAGTGGAGAGATATATCAGGAAATGGCAGGCACGCAACACAAGCAACCAAAGCAAACCAGCCAACATACACACCCAATGGACTAAACGGGAAGCCTGTGCTGACGTTTGACGGGGTCGATGATTTTTTGTCTTCTTCGGGGTGGGATGGTTTAATTTCTGGACTGAGCGGTTTGACAATATCAACCGTCATAAGAGGTACTTCTGGTACTCTAATCAATACCACCGGTAACAACGGCTCACAATTTAGCATCGAGTCGGGCGGTGCCTTTTGGATCAACAATACTGCACCAATCAATATCCCTTTTACTGACAACGCAGATATACAAAGCTACTCTTTTAATGCCGGGGTTAGACAAGGGCACAGAAACGGGACTTTGTTGCAGCAAATAACAGCGGCTCCAAATAGCATAAACACGGCTAATGACAGCACAATAGAAATTGGGAGGAGGTCTTGGTCTGCCCAATTTCTTAACGCAAATATTTCGGAACTTTTGCTAATCAGGTCCGCGCTCTCCACTGCAAACCGCCAGCACTTTGAAGGTTATTTTGCTTGGCGATGGGAACTACAAGCAAACTTAGTAAACAACCATCCTTTTAAATTCTCACCCCCGTATATTTAAAAATTTAAAACCATGACAAAACAACAATGGCTACTTTCTCAAATCGCACAATTCCCTGAATTATCCGCCAGGGAATTAACTGGAAAATTGAATGAAAAAAAGTTAATCCCCAATCCTAAACCACAGGAGCAAATATCAATAGTTCCCACGCTAGAAGACATAATTAAAATTGGGATTGACGAGAATACAATAAAAGTTGTCGAAACAAAAACCTACGAAAGATTTGTAGAATCAATCCAAAGTAGATCAATTGATTTTGCATTGGCAAATCTTGTAATTTTAAAAGAAGGTGAACTAATTTCAGAAGAAACTTTTAACGCTATTTTTGCTTTATTGCAACGCATCGAACCCGACCCAAATTATCAGCCTTTTATAGAAAGAAGTGATACAGAATTAGCAGGTTTTGATGTTGTTTATGTCCACGAGATTGAGGAATTAAAATCGCAATCATGACATTAATAGCAGCCAACCAATCATTAGATTCTGAGGTCTTGATTGACTTGATTCAAATCAAAACCAACGACTTTGATATTAAAATCTGCAATTATGGCTCGGTATCCTTTGGTGGTGTTTTCTACCAAGGCTACCCCTGCCAACTAGGGAGCTTTGGTAGAAGTGGGGAAAGCGTTGAGGCGCGTACTTCCTTGATTGTATCCGATATTTCTGGATTAGTAGGGGATATCATTGATGCTCACGAAGTTATTAAGGCTGAAGTTGCTGTTAAGCAAACATTACCGATGTTTTTAGACGGACAACCCACGGCAGATAGCAGTCAGTTTTTCCCGCTTCTACTAGAGGTATCTCAGTATACAGGTGAGTATCAAAATCAATTTAGCTTTGCCCTTTCTCCCTACTCCCTAGAAAGGAAAAAGCTACCAGCCCGGACTTACTCTAAAAGATGTCAGTATACTTTAAGTGATGGTGATTGCCAAGCATCCACTAATGTACATTTTGATATCTTTGGGCAAACAACAACATCAGACAAAAGAGCCTGTCGCAAGGATTTAGAGATGTGTAAGCAGTATCATAGCCACACACTTAAATTTGGTGGTTTCCCCGCAGTTGCAAGGATAAGAGGTTAAGATGGTCAAAATATCAGGGTCATTAGATATTCAGCGAGGCTTTGTTAGACTCAAGCCAAATATTCCATTTCTTGGGGTAACGGCGGGCATTAATACCTATGAAATTAATGAAGGGGAAATTACTATTGAATTGCCACCCACGCCTCAAGACAGGGTATTTTTAGCGGACTACTCTTTATCTCGTGATGGTGCTTTTCTTCCTGTTGAATCTTGGGTAGTCCCTAATTATGATTGCGACTTAGATGAAGTAAGAGGAATTATCAGTTTTAAACACAATTTGCAATTACAAACGCAGATTAATCAATTGCAATCTGAGAAGGAAAAATTACAGACAGAGTTACTTGAAACTCAGGACAAGTATGGACAATTACTACTACAGCTAAAACAATTGAGTGAGCAACTAAGCACACTAGCACTGGAAAAGCAGCAAGCGGAAATAGACAACGGACTACTAGTAAAACGCATACATCAAATTAGTGCGATCGCTAATCCGTAATTAATCATTAAAAAAACCCGCTACTACTAGCGGGTTTCGTATCAGGGAAGAAACGGGTCAAGGGATTGGCTGGTTAGTGGCTAATCAATCACTGGGCGAGAATCCCATCTTTTAAAACAAAGGCTTATCATACTTTGATATTGTCTTTCAGTGTTTCCGTCTGTGTCGAAAGGGATATCTAGATAATATTCTGCCAGGCTCAGTCTCACCTGCATTTCTTCCTCAGTCGGTGAGTCATCTTCATCTATGTAACAATAGGCAAATTGGGCGATGTAATCAGTCATTTTGTTCACCTTCCTGTAACTTTAATGGCAGTAGGTGTCCGCCAGGCAAAACCTACCCTTTTGAACTAGTTAAATAAAGCAACTTGCTTAGGCTGTTTAAGCCAAGCAGTAGCTTGGTGTTTTTCCCAGGCTGGCGGGAAGTTTTGCAGCAACTCCCCGTTTAAGCGATTGCCACCAGCTTTAGATGTACTACCACCAACTTGTTTGAAGAAAAATGCTACTTTTGCTTTTTGGCATTGATCACGGATACTTTCAGCCCATTCAATTTTCATCGGACGGTGTTTTTGTCCAGATTCCCCACCAACAATGACCCAATCAATGCCTGCGAGGTCAAGGGTTAATGAACCTAGCAATGGTTCACAGGATAGAAACCGCACATTTGCCGGCACTTGACGCAGTAAGTCAATACGAGAAACATAACTTTGATTTTCCACTGATACACCTAACCAGATGTTTTTATGAAATTCTAGATGTGGTGATAATTCAACT